CTTTGTTCAAACTTGTTAAAATCTTTCATAACATCATCTAAAGCTTCAGGATTTCCAGGTATTATATCTGGAGTATTTATATTAGCAGGAGAAATAGAAGAACCTGGAGTCATTACTGGAGTTGATGGCATACCGCCAAACTGATAACCTGGTACATCATAGCCAAACTTATCTTCAACCAAAGAAGGATTCTTCTTTGCTAATGCTTGTATCCCTTTGTTTCCTTGTGATATTTTCTTCATGCTTAAATTATATACAATTTTAGTTTAAGTGTACCATTTTTCTATATTCCATCCTTCGTAAGAAGTAGATACGTTAATTGATATGTTGCCGCCTGTTTGTACGGAAACAGATCCTAATGATGCAGCCATCTCGAAGCCTTGTGGATTCTTCGGAGTGTGTAACTGTATCCATTGATTGCCAGTGTAAACCTGTAAAACATCAATAGATGTATTCCATATTACATCACCTGCATTAAAAGCTAAAGTAGTAATTTGAGAATCATTAAACTGTGGCGTAGAGTTTGGATCAAATGTTCCTAGGTTTAATTCAAGTATTCTTATTAATCTGTTGAATACATTTGAGTCAACCTCATTGCCTGCCTGTGGTAATCTAGTTGCAAGAAGCTTAGCCATTATCTTCTGCCGTCAGTTCTAACATCAATCCTGTTTGCTCCAGATCTCCATTTGAATCCAGTTCTTGAACCTGTGGTTGCATCATCATCTGACTGTATTCTAAGTACAAGCTGTCTGCCTCTAGCTCTTGTAAAGGCTTGTTGAGTTGTGCTTGTAATATTGCTAGTTGAGTTGGTTGTTAAACTTTCGCCAGGGAAGTTACGAGTTTTTAATACAAAATTAATCTGTCCGTCTGTAGGTGTAGTTCCAAAGAACTTAATATCTGGAATGATTCTGCTTACAAAAGCTAATTGATTACCTTCTTCTATATCTATATCACCAGACTCTATGAAAACATTATCCATAGGTTGACCATCATCATCATCTGAACTCTCATGTATATACAAGTAACCATCGCCATCGCTATCCTTACCTGTAGCTCTAGGCTTTTCAAACACTCCATCATCCATCCATGCTGTTCTTGAAAGTTTACCTATACTCCAAGCACCTTCTAGGTAGTTGTAAGTTACATAGCTATCTATTTCTTCAGAGGAAGAAGATGTATAGAACCAGCCAACTTCATTAAATTCTTTGTTGGTAAAGGCTAATACTTTAAATGATTGTGTATTATTAAAATCATCTAATACATAGTTTAATACACTGCATACTAATCTTTTAACAGATCCTGAGTAGGTATAGAAGCCATCTCTAGCCATCCAATAAACTCCATCTGGAGCATTGACCATGGCATTAGGAGATATAAGTCCTACATTTTCATTAACTAAATTTAATCCAAAAGTAAAGGGAGCACCTATGAACTGCATACTATATAAAGAAGTATCAGTCCAAATAAGAATTTCTTGTCTTGATCTTAGGCCGCCAACTATTTGTGATCCAGATGATAGTCTTAAAGAACCTGCTGTATTTGTTGATGTTGGTTCCCAATTTGTAACGCTTTCCTGATCTGAGAATGCTATAAGCAAAGGATCTATAGCGCCTGATCTAGCACTACCAATTATAGGATCAGCGCCTAGAACAATAACGTGTCTGTCGATATCACTTACTATAGTTTGTAATCCTAATGTTGGCGCAAGATTAGCTCCACTTAAACTACTAATAGCTACAGCTCTAGCGCTTGTTCCGCCTGATTCATCCCAATAATAAATACCACCAGCTCTAGGATTAATTATTAAATCTTCTCCAAAAGCATCATGTGACCAAAGCCTTAGCTGTCCTGTTTCTGATAAAGCACTAGCAGATCCCCATGTACCTGCACCCCATGTACCTGCACCCCAACCTGTTGATGGCACATAAACATCTAGCCCTACATTAATTTGATAGGCTGCATCTGCTCCTGAACCACCATTACCAGTATCGCTGCCATTTGCTGTAGCTGTAGCTGTAAAGGTAAATGTATCTGCGCTAGGTACAGCAGTAACTTGATATTCTTTATTTAGTACAGCAGCAGTAATGGCACCACCTAAACTAACAGCGCCACTAATAGTAACAAAATCATTTACTACAGCTCCGTGATCATTATCAGTAGCTGTAATGGTTGTACTGCCATTAGTTGCAGCAAAGACAATACCATTAGTTGTTGTAGCTCTGATCGGTGTTACATCAAAATAATCTGCACCAGAATTTATATAGTATTTAAAGGTTGTGCCTAGTCCTATATATTTTGTGTATTCTAAATCAACCCATGCTAATAAAGCTCTGCCTGTTCCTAAGTAAGAATCAGTAACTGCTTTTTCCCAGCCACCTATTTTTTCTGGCATTCCTTTTCTAAATCTAACTAAATTACCATCAGACCATCCGCCTTTATCCATAAGATCAGTCATCTCTTTATTGATACCTGGAGTAAATTGTAATTTAGTTAATGGCATGTTAAACCTCGTGCCACTCCTTGCCTTCAAATAGTAAAGCTTCTGCCTCTCTACGTCTTATAAGACCTTCTAATACTTTGCCATTGGCTTTATTCCAGCGTTTAATTTGATTAGGTACATCTGTGTAATCCATACCATTTAAAACTTTTAAAAGTGTAGAACTTTTTAAGTTGCCGCCACCCAAATTAAATGTCCATGACACCATCGAGTCAAATTGATTTTGGCTTAAAGGAACCTTTACATTGTTATTAACATGATCTTCAAATTTAGCTATATCTTCTAATAGTAGTTCTTCTGCCCTAGATTTAGATATGGACATACCCATTTCAATACCATGTGTACTGCCGTAACCTATAGTTGGTACGCCTGCTGCACATTTATAAGCGTTAAGTTCACAGCCTTCAAACTTTTTAATTAATGATAATCCTTCTGTTGATATGTTCATATTTTTATTCCTCTGTATTTGTAGTAACTGTTCTATAATACACAACAACTTCTTTAAGTTCATTTATATACCTTTTTAATTCTTGCATGTTGTAAGCCATAAGCTCATAATCAGGCACAGACATAGCAAAGAATACCACTTGCCCTTGATCTTTCTCAACTCTAGCCATAAATTCTTCTAAATTTTTATCTGATACAACATACCAATAAGGTTCTTTAAGATCTATCTCTCTAGGCATTATAGGTTGAACTATAATTCTTTCTATAGGTTTAGAAATTATTTCTATTTCTTTACTTGGAATCAGGCTGCAACTGCAAGCCATCATCAAGGCTGTCAATATTACGGCTGTCTTCTTCAATGCTATTAAATACATCTTTAGTTCCTTTATTTACCCTAGGCTCTAATAGACCAGGTTTAGCTGCTGCTAATTTAGTTAAGTTGTGGCGTTTAAATATGTCAAGGTACCTTGTCATTTCTGCTTCTATTTCTTGGTTACGAGATTGTATTGTCAATAAACCTGCTGTTTGAGTTGCAAAATCATTTTGTAGGGATTCTATTGCGGCCTTCTGTTCTTCAACAGCAAATTCTAATTTTTGATTGTTAGAACTTAACACTTGGTTTTGATTGTATAAATAATAAGAACTAAATCCTAAAACTAATATTATTCCTATTAATAATTGCTGCATTACATTTCCTCTATAATATAGTTTAGCCCACCTGCACTTTGGTACTCTATTACTTTTCTGTTTTCATCACGAAACTTTAAATGATTTTCTTTTTGCACAATAATTTTTTGTGTTATGTATGTAATATCATCTGAATCACCATACTCTTTGTTAAATGATACTGTTACTTTATATTTAGCTTGAAAAAAAGATATTAAAAATTTTATTTTTTTCCATATCCATTTAAGCTTATTCATCAAACAAGTCTTGATAAAACTATTGATACTAATATAAAAGGATAAACAGCCCAAATCATGTTCTCTAGTTTGTCAAATCTTTTTGAACCATCTTCTAGTCTTTTGTCTATGCTTTTATACAAAGCCCTACATTCTCTTTCGTGTGATTCTATTGCATTTAAAGCATCTTTTGCTGTAGCCATATTTTTTCCTATGTTGTATATACTTTTAAAGGTTTTTCTTTACCCTTAACTTTAATTGCTTTTACAGATTTTAACTTAAAACTGCAATCTTTGGCAGTCTCTTCTCCTATAAGTATGTCAACGCCAGCTTCTTTAGTTCCAGATTCAAGACGAGCTGCAATATTTACAGCATCTCCTATAGCTGAAAAATCAAATCTAGTATCAGATCCCATGTTGCCTATTACTGCTTGACCTGTATTAACTCCTACACCTATTGCTATCTCATGTGATAGTTCTTTATTAAGTTCTTTGATTGCTTCTTGCATTTCAATAGCAGTCTTCACTGCTTTGTTTTGATGATCTTCTAAATCTAACGGAGCATTAAAGATAGCCATACACGCATCACCTATAAATTTATCTACCATACCCCCATTCTTTTGCACACATTCTACTTGTACTGTTAATGCCTTGTTCATAATCTCAGTTACCTCTTCTGGTTTTAATTTTTCAGACAAAGAAGTAAAGCCTCTTACATCTGTAAATAAAAATGTAGCATATCTTTTCTCGCCTCCAAGTTTTAAAAGCTCAGGATTGTTTTGTAATTGTTTAACTTGTCTTGGATCAAGGTAATGTTCAAATTGTTTTTTAATTAATTGACGCAATTTAAACTGTTTTCTAAAGTTTAAATAGAAAGCAATGGCACCAATTATGAACTGTGAGATAAAAGTCCATGAAAAATCTATTAAATATCCACTTTGAATACTAAAATAGCCTGAGAGCCCTGTGGTGATAAGTAAAATTACTGCAATACTTACACCCTTAGTTACTCCAAGAAAGTTTATTACAAGCCACGTCAACGACACGAATATTCCAAAAATTAGAATCTCCAACGCTATTGCAAAGTCTGGGATATGTGGAGAGTTTTCTATAAGAATTGACTCAGATAATGCTGCTTGAATCTTATGAGGTTCTAATAATCCAGATGGAGTTGCAATCTGTGGCATGATTCC